CTGAATAAGAAAGTTGATTAAAATTAGCGCTAGTAAGAAAAGCACCTTTAATATCCCAGAGCTCGATAACAGTTCCTACAGGATCAAGCATTTTTATTTGTATATCTCGTTTATAAAAGTCAACATAACCAGCTCTACCAGAAACGGATTCATAATGAGTTCTTACCCATTCCATTACTTGCTGTGCTCCTGAAGGTGCTATTGGATCGTGAAGTGTAACACCTAAACTTCCAAAAGTTACTCGTCCCCCAATCTTTCTGTAGCTGTTAATGTATTGAATAGTGTCTGATGCCAGAGTTATATTAGGTCTTGCTGCTGTTTTGATTAAGAAACTGTCAATTCCTTCAATTGCAAGAACCCATCTATACGTTCTTTTTGGTTCAAATTTATTTGGTAGTAAGTCTGTTACTGAAAGCGTTTCTGCCATTTTTATCTCCTTATCAGTTTATAAATATATATATCTTATTTTAAATTTCTGCACCAGAATTTGTAACAACAAAATCTAAAGCAACAAACTCAACTGTTCTTGTTGGTTGAAGGTATATTTTACCTCTTATCGTATTGTTTTCAACGTCTGCTTGAGTCGTAGTACTAGAATCGATAACTACTTTGTATTTTTCAACTCCGTTTCGTTCTTGAACATTTTGAAGTACAGGTTCGACTAAAGCACTAAATTTACTTAATGTTGATTCTCTATTTGGTTCAAATAATAAAGAATTAGCTATAGACCTAACAGATCTTCTTACACTTATAAGTAGTCTTCTAACATTAACTCTGTCTAACGCTGTCTGATTGGAGAGTAATGTTTTTTGTCCCCATATAATAACACTTGTACCAGGAAAAGAAGTTATCGGATTGATATCTGCATCATATAAGTCATCTAAATTTGCTCTGTTTAATTTAACCGCAGCTGTTTCAACTGCATTTAATGTTCCTCTATTTTTACCAGCAAAAACATTCCACGGGGCTGACACTTTATCATTAAAAGCATAAGCACCTAAAACAGCCACTGAGGGCGGAACGTTTATCAAAGCTGATGAAGAAGGATCTTTAATAGTAACATCAGGAAAATATGAAGCAGCAAAAGAAGAGTTTAAATTTCTATCTTTAAAACTAGAAACTGTATTCTTAACATGAGGTTTCTGCAAAGATGATGTAATCACGTTTTTACTGTTATCTCTTTCTTCTATATCCATTAAATACAAACAGTCATATCTGCTTTCCACAGCGTCAATTGCGTAATCTGTTACAACTGAATTTCTAATACCTGGAATAGTAAGTAATTGAATATTAGTGTCTGATGTTGACCCCATAATATCAACTGCTTTTCTATAAGCAGATACCGAAGGACCGGCTGTGCCACCTTGCGCAGTTGAATCATCAATTTCGTATTTAACAGCATTATTTGTTATATTTAGCTTTTCTTTACTGAAAATATTAACACCATCGAATCCGCCTTGAGCAAAAAATGTAAATTTAGCAAATTTCCTATTAGCAACAATGTCTAAGTCTGTTACTTTCCAAGCGCGAGTTTTTTTATCGTGATCGATAGCGATTATTCCTGTTCTTTCATATGATGCGCTGACCCAATACTCAGAATCAGCTGCTGTTTGAGAAGCGTCTGAATTAGAACCAGTTCGAACTTTAATATTCTCTAAAGTAAATTTATTATTATTAAATAAATCTGCGTCCAATACAGAACCTAACACATTAGCTGATCCTTCATTGTCACCTACAAATACGTTAGTTGTATCTTTTCGATGAGTTGGGAAATGAACTTGATGATTTTGAATTACTGGCGTTAATGATGACAAAGCATCATTTGTTGTTACTAAGTTAGGACGCCCTGCGTTTATTTTTAACGTTGATTGTGCACCCCAAAAGAGTTTAGAATTAATTTTCTTATTAATACCCGTGCCTAAAGTAATATTCTCTCTATAAGGAACCGGAGGTTCGACAATTCTTTGTAAAAGATCTCCTGATGAGTATAATGAGTCGCCTTCTGAAGATAATAAAGAACCTGATGTCACTAAGTGTTTAGGACCTCGATTTCCAACAGGTAGTGATTCTGCTGGAATGTTCCTATTAGACACATCAGAATGAACTTTAACTCTGACATATCTTGAAAGAACTGGATGTACGCCTTCTATTATTATTTTTTGAGAATCAAGTGAAGTATCAAAGTCAAATCTTGCACGTTGATCACCTATTCGCCTTCCGATATAATTAACAGAATCCGGATCTAAATTTAAACCTCTAAAAGATTCTAAAACTATTTGTTCATCATCATTGTCACTTCCTTTTCGAACTAACAAATCAAAAGATCCAAACTTATTAACGTTTGAAGTAGATCTAACAATATTTGAAATTGAAAATTTAATTTCACTTGCGAAACCTGATCCTGCACTTAATGCTTCAAGTTTAAATAGGTTATAAGGTTTACTACCAAAATTTTGAGAAATTACGTATGGTGTTTCTGCATGAGAAAATCTGTCTTGGAAATCTTCATAATCTGGAATGCTGCCGTCAGTTGCTGCTGATCTACCTAAAGAAGACGTCAGTAAAAAAGCAATATCTTCAAAATCGCCTAATGCTGATCGATGATGACCAGGAATCATATGATTTGAACTAGTAACATCTGCGATATTTCCATGAATAGGATAATGGTTATATAATAAATGTCCTGATTCTTCAAGTTTTAATGGATCAGTATTTAAAACTCTTGTGAGATAATTTGGTGCAATTGGATCAAAAGAAGCAGTTAAAGCTGTCGGATATTTTGTATTACCTTTATGACCGTTTAATAACATCACAAATTCTTGCTTGCCAGACCTCAAGTCCAGTGAACCTGTTAAATGTCCTTTTTGCCCGCTAAATGTCCCATCAGCTGAAGATGCTCGATCTGTTACACCAGGTGATGTTGATGTGTTAGTATTGCCACTTAAATGTAAAATAACTCCACTGGGTGCCAGTAAAACCCCTCTTAGAATAGGAGCTGCGCCGCCGATTGAAGATCCGGAGTTGAATTGTGCGTCCCTTTTAATTGAAGTTATCTTTGAAGTCCCACCAACGATTCCTGTACTTGAATATTCAATAGGTTTGTTTCCAAATACTCCTGCGTATGAAAGTGATTGAGTAAAATGTGCTAGAGCTCCAACTGTACCACCAGTGACAGTCCCGTTGTGACCGTCAGAATCAGCTAGTTGTGCAATAAAGCTTGTTGCTATAACTGATGCAGCTATACCATCAGTTTTTACAAAAACGCCAGCAGGAAGGGTCGAAGTTGCTCCTGCCGCAGTTCCATTTGATGTAGAGTGGAAATGATAAGTTTTTCTTAAGCCTTTACCGTCCTCAAGAACCACTGCACCTGTCAAATGTTGAACTGCTATAAAAGATCCTACTGAATTTTTATTGGCAATTGATTTTTGAATTCCTGCATCTGAAAATATTGAAGAGCCATTAGACTCAGACATTAGTACACCGAGAAAATATGTTCTCCCTTTTACTGCACCAATTCCGGAATTTGCATATGGGTTGTCTGATACTAGTCCGTTTGCTTGCAGGTTTTTATCACCTACAAAGAATCCAGCATTAGTAACTACGCCTGTTGATTTTCTTTGTTTGCCATCACCTGCCCCTAAAACTCTTATAAAGGTAGCAGAACCAGCATTTTTCAACCATTCATTAACTGCCAAAGGACCAAATTTATCACCATCAGATTTTCCAAATAAAGCTGTGAAATCATTATAGTTACCTACTGTGATCGGAACAAATGCTGGTCCTTTCTTTGCGGTACCAATAACTCCTGCTGGTACTCCAGAAGGCGAAGAAACAGAAGGTTGTGATAAATCTATTTCTCTTGTACTTACCCCTGCTGATTTAAATGTTAATTCTGCCATTTATGTCTCCAT